AAACACCGTTTCCAATTGTTCCTGAAAACTTTCTTGTAATTGCGTGATAATTTGTACCATTATTTGTAAGGGTCCAGCGATCATCAGACTCGTTCCATAGAATTTCTACATCTGCACCTTCGCCACGCTCTACACGAATTCCAGCATCTGCTGTTGGAGTTCCAGTAAAGTCAGTATTAAGGTTAATCTTATTATCAACAATATTTACCTGAGTGGTATTTACTGAGTTAATTGTTCCAGTTACATTAAGGTTTCCGCCAACATTTAAGTTGTTGGTAATTGTTACATCATCTGGTAAACCAATTGTTACTGTGGTTCCTTCTCCAGATGTAGGGCTAACTGTTACTTCGTTAGCTGTTCCTGTGATATTTGCAACGTAATCACCAGTGGTTTGTGTTCCAAGGTTTACGTTCTTAACAGATACTGCGCCATCTGTTACGGTAAAATCTGCTGTAGCAAAAGAAGCAACACCACGGTTTGTAGTTGTTGCAATTTCTGCATCTACTGTTAGGGTTCCTGCTGCATCATCGTATGTTACATCGATGCCTTCGCCTGCAACAATTTGTCCGCCAACAATATCTTGTACACGCTCAGCATTTAATGTTACTGCGCCTGATGTTACTGTAAAGTCTGTTGCGTCAAAGCTTGCAACACCCTTATTTGATGAGGTTGCATCTTCTGCTGATATTGTAATTGTGTTATCTGTTACAAGAACATCAATTCCTTCTCCGCCGTTAACCTCTAGTGTTTCTGTCAATAAATTGATTGATGTTGAATCTGCTCCATCGCCTGAAACTGTAAGTGTTGTTGCAACATCTACTGTTCCTGCTGCTGTTAAGCGACCTTGTGCATCTACTGTAAAAGTAGGAATCTGTGTTTGTGATCCATATGATCCTGGTGTTACTGTAGTATCATTAAGTTTAAGAGTTGTTGTTCCTGCTGTATCGTTATATGTAGCAGTTAATGCTGTTCCGCCAAGAACTGATGAACCGATAACATCTTGAATGACTTCTTGGGAGCCAGACATTGGCATCCATGGACCATTAGGTGATGCAAGTCCATTGTAGTAGTACATTACATTTTCTACTGTGTTGTAGTAAATCTGTCCAGTTACAGGAGCTGATGGATTTGCTGTAAGCCCCTGAATTCTGGCATTCTGAAGTTCATTCTTATTCAGATTGATATCAGTTACAAATAATCTTGCCATTTTCTATTCTCCTTTAAGACAGGTATGCTGTCCCGCCGAATGGTTGAGCCATTGTCAGCGTAATCTTCATGTTACTATTATAGTCTATTCCTGTTTCTAATATGTCTCCTGCGCTATTTTTAACAGTGACATTTGGGTTGTATCCCATGTTGTGAGTTATTTCAAGCGCCCAATAAGATCCTTGATCTATGACCTGACTTATTGAAAATGGGTAAGTTAGGGTTGCTGTGCTTAAAAGGTAATTTGTTGCTCCCGCCCAAGAAAGATCGTTTGGCTTTGGGCCATAGAATCTTGTTGTATTTTTGTCGTAGTAGAAATCTCCTTCGACACCAAAATTGGCTGCGGGCTCTCCAAGACCGTTGAGTATGCTCTTTCCTCTAGGTCCTTGAATTCCAACATTAGGAACTACGACCTTGTGAACTTCTTCGGTTACTACGATGTTATTACTATTATTAGTTGGCATTAGATGGTCACCGTTTTATTAAGGGTTAAAAATCCCTCAATAATTTTTATTCTGTTTGAATTGCTGTCTACCAAGATTAAATCGTAAGCAGACTTTGGATAAAATAATTTATTTGTTTGAGTTGGCGTCATCGTGACTGTTATCTTGCCCAGAAGAGGGTCTATCACAATTCCACCCAATGGTGATGTTAGAGTTGCTGCTAGCTTAGAAGCAGATGTTCCATCTCTTACCTGCATTTTTGCAGAAGATCCAGTCAGATTAATAGGATTGTCTTGGCTATCTTTATATTCAACAACAAACCTGAAGGTTGTGTTTTGATCAACTTGAAAGTTTTTTTGGGCTGACATTTCTCTCCTAATAGGAAGACTCCTATGCTTATTTTAGCACAGGAGCCGTCCTAATTACTTTCTTAATTTTACTTCTTTGTAAAGCCAAATGAGCTTTCATTTGGATTAAGTGCCTTCAAAATAACTGGTAGACAAGCCGCAATACCACCCTTGATTAAGTCTCCTGGGTCAGTATTTCCAGTCATGTAAAGAGCAATGGCTGCACCCAAAAAGTGACGACCATAACTTGCTAACGCTGCTAGAATTTTCTCTTGCATGGTTACCTTTCCATCATTGTTTAGATCTTGTTTCATTAGATCCTCCTATTTCTGGGCATTGTGCCCAGGAATTTTGGGGTTTCCCCCAATATTTATTATATACCGTTTAGGCAGAAATGTCTACAAGCTCGCAATTACCGTCTGAACTGCAGGCAAGCGTAGCATTTGTAGAAGTTCCATCCTCTGTTTCATAAAAAGACAAATCTTCCCAGCGAATTTCTTTTGGCATCTTTGCAACAAGTGCCTCGTAATCTTCTTTGCTAACTTCTTGGTATGGAGCCTGCTTGTATGAGTGGTCAGAATGTGGCAGGAATGAAATTCCAGAGACTTCGTCAAAATGCTTATAGACCCATGCTCCAACTTCCATCCACTCATCTTCTTTTACAGAAACTGTAATAGATGGCTTATGCTCACACCATGCACGTTGATAAACTAACCAAATGTTTAGGTGTTCGATAGCTGTTAAATCATTTCTAACAATTGCACCTTCTGGTGCCTTTACTGGAAACGAAAATACGTAAGTCTCGTTTGGCTTCATTACGTCGTCTTCTACTGGAATTCCAACTTCTTTCAAAAATGTAGAAATAGGATCTCCCTTTGAACCACGTACTGTACGAATGTAATATGGAGAATGCCATGCATGCATTCCTGAAGATACCCCGACCAATTGAGATACTGTTCCAGATGGCTTTACACAAGTAATAGCGGCAGACTCAGGAATCCCAATTTTCCCAGCCTCATCTTTATTCTTTGCTCTTGCTGATTCTCTAAGAGTCATCAAGAATTCTTCTAGGGAAACCAAATCTTCTTTGCCTGACATAAACTTATGTCCAAATTGTCCAGTTAAAGATACTCCTAGCAGACGCTCTTCTTCTGTGTTATCTTTCCAGATTTTACGTAGGTACTTAAAGTCTGTAAGAGTAGACTGCCATGTTCCAAGGATTGTAGCTAATTGAACCTTACGTTCGATATCTTTCTTTGTATCATTTTCACGTAATACGACTTCTGAAAGATTACAAAACTGGTAAGGACGTAGAATAATCTCTGAGCACGGGTTAGTTCCGTAGTGAATATCTGGATCTCTTCTTCCATACTTGGCTGCTTGGGCCTGAGCTGCGGCCACGTTGTATATACCTCGTTCTCCTGACTTTGAGTCATACAAAGATTTCCATTCTGCAATAAACTGCTCCATATCTGGCTTGCGTGAATACGCAACAGAATTATTTGATAATGCACGTTGTGTGTTATTCTCCCACCAATTACCAGACTTTGCTGCAGCCATTTCAATATCATTAATATTAGAAAGAGAAATCATTGCTGAGCGACGAACTCCTCCGACTACAACTACTTCGCCAATCTTGCACATAATGTCATGCGCTTCAATAGGCTTTAACTGGCGTCCTGCTGCTGACTTAAACTTTGCAATAGTAAAATCAAATAAATTAACTAATGGTTGTGGACCAGATGATCTGCCACCCATTGTTTTAAGTCTTGCGCCTGCGGGACGAACTTTAGATACATCAATTGCTGGAATTTGTCCAGACCAAAGCAATGCAAGTAGTTCACGGTATGACTTTGCCCAACCTTGCTTAGAATCTTCTACAACTATTACTGTATCAGACTTTTCAAATGATTCTGGCACTGCGGGAAGTTTATTAACATACTTGTACTCAACAGAAAAGCCAACACCTGTGCCACACATAAGAATATACATTGTTTCATCAAATGATCTTGGATTGTCTACTGGTACAAATGAACAATTGTATCCTGCAACATTATCTCTGTCTAGGGCAGCACCTGCAGTCATTACGGATCTCATTGATGGCATTACATTTCTATTGAACACAGCAGACTTTAGTTCTTCAACTAGTTTTGATTCTGGCTCATATGAGTATTCTTTAAAAAGGTGATTCAGCATAAAATCAAAGTATCTATCTACTGTCTCTCCCCATGTCTCACGACGGTTATCCTCTGGAATCCATCGTGCATATCTAGATAAAGCAATAAAGTTTTCGTATGGGTTTTCAATAGTTTTTGACATTTTTAAATGACACCTTTTCTCCGCCTTGCGGTATATGATTTTTTAGTTGAAGCTCAATTCTACCAAAGTTTAATTAAAAGGGGAAGGGCTAAGAAAATTTTTTATCTAAATCGCTAAAAGCATTCTTGGTCAACTTAATCCAGTTATACTTTTCATGTATCCTAGTCGACTGAGCAAAATAGTAACCTGAATATGCTTTAAAGTTTATAACTGAATCATACATTAAATCCTCTAAATGTTTTGCATCTGGTTTAAACATTTTACCAATATGCGGATCACCTACTGCTTTTGGAAGAGTCTCATCTGTAAGTCTAGACTTTAATGCAAGGGGTCCGATAAACTCTTTATACTCCGCCCATGGATAAGTTGTTATTGTTGGCATGCCTGATGCAAGTGCCTGTAGCGGAATAAATCCAAAGCCTTCTCCCCAAGTAGGATAGATAAGAACGTGGTGTCTATGATAAAGGCTTACCAATTCATTTATGTTATATTCGTCTGTAATTATAGTAATGTTATTATAAACAGATGATGGAGAAACAAGGTTTCCAACTTTATCATAAATTCTAATTGAAGTTGTTAAATGAGCTTTAATGGTTAAATGATATTTTGGATCATTGCCAAACATTTTAATAAAAGTATCTAAAACTAATTGCCCGTCTTTTCTGGGAGAAGGCTCTCCAATATGCAAAAATTTAAAGACATCTTTAACAACTCTTCGCCTTGGTTTCCAAACATCTTCGATACCATGAGGATAAACCTTTATATCTTTATTAACGCCGTTTTCTTTAAATACTTCTGAGTTCCAAGTTGATGTTGCCCAAACTTCGTCGCATAAATTAAATCTATCTACCCAGTCTGGTCGCATCCCAGTAGACTCCCAGGGAGTATATCCAATTTGATATTGCCCCTTATGTAATTTATATAAATGAGGTTGAGTAAAGTTTATTTGTACTGGAGCTTTTGGATTTGACCAAGTTACGGTATGACCTAATTGTTGTAATGATTTAACTATATGTTGTGAAGCATATCCAAAGCCTACAGCAGGATTTAATCCTGATCTTGGCGTATAAAGAGATATGTTCATGTATTTCTTTCTGGTTGACTAACTTGACAGCTACTATCAAGTAATGTTATTATTATAGTTCGTTATCTCTAAAGGAGGAAATGCCAATGGAGAATATAAAACAGCGCTTGAGTGATGTTGCTCATAACTGGTCGTATATAGGAATGATAACATTATTTTTATTTACTGTCCAGCCTGGACCAACAATTACACAAGCATTGCAGGTGGAAACACCTAAATCAACAGTACAACTAAAGAAAGAAACCTTAGAGAAGTACAGCACTACTGTGTACAAGCCTTCTGAGATGCTAACAGACGGAGAACTAAAAGAACTCCTATCAGCTGTTGGTTTTGAAGGAAAAGCCCTTAAACAGGCTTGGGCTATTGCTAAGTCAGAATCCAATTCAAGGCCTATGGCTTACAATGGTAACAGGAAAACTGGAGACAGTTCCTACGGAATTTTTCAGATTAATATGTTGGGTGAACTCGGCATTGATCGTAAAGAAAAATTTGATCTAAGGTCAAACATTTTATTGTTTGACCCCGTAATAAATGCAGAGATAACGTATTATATGACTAAAGGCGGTAATGATTGGTCATCGTGGTCTTCCCTGAATGGGGCAAGATACAAAGAGTTCCTAACCGAATTCAAAGATTAGAGAGGAAGGTACATGAAGATACAGTACGTGTCTAAGTACCTTCAACTCGCAGAGAAGGGCCTTGTTCCTAGACTTGAATGTCCTATGGATCAGGGCCCTTTAATGTGCAACGAAACAAATGAGGGTATAATTTATCTATACTGCTTATCTTGTCAGTATAAAAACAATATTGGGCTGGAGATGTATGAAAGACTCAAAAGAGCCGTCGATTCAAATTAATACCGATGGCGGACAAATAATAGAAACAGACCAAATGGGTCGAGAAAAGTTTTGGGAAGATTTAGGACGACCAAATGATCGAGGATGAAAAGCCACAAAATTTAGAAGATAACCTGCCTATGGTTAATTATATTATGCTACATAGAATATATGACCTTTTAACACTTATTGCTAATAAGCTAGTTGGCCCAGAAGATGTATCTAAGATGGTTGAATATCATGATCAGGGATACCTATTGGGCCCTGCCCCATCATTTAGCCCTGGAGAACAAGAAGACAATGCATAGCCCTCAAAGCATTAATGTTGTAGAGTCTTATTTAAATAAGTGCTTAAATGTAAAAGATGGCAGGTGTAACTTAACCTGGAAACATGAAGACTGCAAAGTACTTATGGATATACTCTACGAAATGACAGAAGACAACAAGTACAAAGAAGAAGAGTGGCTATTTGATCCAGGAAAGAAACTTCTCTGGGAATAAACCCTTGACATATAATTTAAGCTATTTTATACTTCATAAGTACTGGTTGTAGCATCCCACAGATTAAGCTCCCAGTATAACGTGTAGCAATACACTAGAAAACCCCAATCGGATCCGCCTCTGATTGGGGTTTTTTCTTTGTATCCCTAGAGAGATTCGAACTCCCGACACACAGGGTAGAAACCTGTTGCTCTTCCGCTGAGCTATAGAGATATGGAGCGAGTGACCAGAATCGAACTGGCACTATCTGCTTGGAAGGCAGAGACACTACCATTATGTAACACTCGCATCGCTGGACCACCTGGACTCGAACCAGGGACCTAGAAGTTAACAGCTTCCCGCTCTGCCAACTGAGCTATGGTCCAATAATTCTATTATACTAAATAAAGTGCGAATTGAAAAGTGCGCCCGAAAAAGTGCGGCGGAACTAGAAGCCTTATACAAATATAAGATATAATTATTATATGCCCAGACACTTCTTTAATCTAAGTAATAGTCCTAAAAGCTACAATCAGAAGGATATTAAAGTCGAGCAGAAAATAGAGAGAATTATCCAGTCTATTAGATTTAAGCTTTGGTTTATATTTAGAAGATAGCAGCGAAAGTGCGTCGGCGGAAGAAGAGCTACTTAATTTTAGCTATACGTCTCATATGAGTCCTAATACGATGACAATTAGAACATACTATTTCACATTTAGCGATTTCTAAATCAATCTTCTTTTTATCCAGAGTAGGAATAAGTTCCATAACATTTGCATGCTTCTTACCACGTACGTGGTCAAAGTCCATGACATAGTATGGATAATATTCCTTACAGTCCATACAAGGGGATGCTTCTTTAAGGTCTCTAATGTATTGCGCCAAATGAGCCTTCTGTTTGGCTATAGAGAGCTTTTCACTCTTCATGCTAGATAATGCCTGAGATATAGATCATTATGGCTTAATTGTAGCAAAGAATGCTTCTTAGCCTATCCCGCTTTTTTATATCTTAGTCAACTACTTTATTTTTTCTTTCCTGAATTATTTCCCAAACTAATTCATCTACAGGACCATCTGATTGACTAACAACATCTGTACCGTTGCTAAGTAAAATATCAGTTACTCCCATTGCTTCTAATTCTAATAACTTTTTCTTTATATCTTCTCTACTTCCATATATAGCCCATCTCTTGATTCTTATATGTGTAGAAAAACTATTTTCTAATTCATAGTGAGCTTCTTCATATGTATTTCTTATAACAATTTGAGCACTAACCATTACCCTCTTATAATTTGACAAAAATAGATCAGGATCTGCCAAAAAATCATCTAGCATTACTAGCCCAATATCTGCATATTTAGCAGCCTTAAGGATTACATCTTTATTTCTTGTTCCTAGTAGAATAATTGGTTTTCTTCCCATTACATATGTTTTAGAAAGTCTTTCCATCCATTCAGGAATAAACTCAAGTCTTCCCAGTGGAGTAGTTATGTCAGTATTTACTTCATAGCTTCCTTCTGGGATAAGACCAATTTCGTTTCCACCCATTTCTCCAGAAACAACATTAAGCATTAATCTATGTGGAGCAATTTCAGCAAATGCTGCTGCCATTTGATTTACAATTTGAGCAGTCTGCTGATATGGTCTAACTGCTATCATAAATTTAATTTTTTTACTGGGATCTACAATGTGAGCAGCTTTTATCCAGTTATCAGAGTTGCTACCTTTAGATGTTAAAAGAATTGAGTCATACCCAAACTTTTCTTTATGAGCAAACATTCTTTTCATTGTAAATATACTTAAAGCTGCGTCAGCTCTATTCATCCAGTGGTAAGTTACCATTATCATACCTCAACTTAATAGATTTAACTTCATGTTTACCGTAAACTACACCTTTATGGTTTACACCATTTCTGTAATTACCAGTAGTCTTGCCTAGCTTTTGCATCATAGCATTATATTTATGATACTCATATCCTGTATTCTTATTATACTCTAATTCTTCAAATGGCTTTTTGGTTGCTACAGAATCATTTAGCTGACCAAGCGATATTGGCATAACAGCAGATACTGGAGTTCTTGCTGGTAGAACTATCTTATAATTTGATCTTGTAATTTGTCCTGCAACTTGCCAAGGGCTTTCAAAGAAAGAAGTAGATATCAGTGTTGTAAAAAGTTGAAATCCTTCTACGAATAGGTTTGGCACTGGGTATGAAAGCATACTTACATCTTCATCTGTTTTAAATACTAGTCCTGTGTTAAAGCTAACAGTGCCCCAACCTCTATCCATATTAACCCATTTATGTCCTGAAGTTACTTTAACGCTAGATGGCAACACATTCATGTTTCCGTCCCACTCAAGAATGATATCATCTGGAAAAGATATGCCATAACCCATTTGATTAGCAAGGGTCATTGGAAAACATTTATATGCGTGAGGATAAGGCAGATCTGTAGCCCATTGTCTTTTCGTTGGTAAAGGTTCTAAAATTGCAGTAGGTCCTGGAAGTTCGTATACATCAAAATTATACATATTAATCCCAGTCGACTAAGATATTACTTGAAATATTATTCCAGCAAAGAAAGTGAGAACTATTACTATAGTGATAAGTGCAATAAGTTTCACTTACAGCTACAGTTTTTCTTCTTCATCTTCCACCACATCCATGCATGGTGAATAGCCATCAAGCCCATTAGGATCCACATCAGAGTCATCTCATCAATGGATCCACCTGGGGTCAATGTCATATTGTTATGATCGTGCATTATTTAATTATATCACCATTTGCCTATTGGGCATGTGGCTTTTTCTAACTTGGCTTTCCAGTTCATTACGCACCCGCATTTTTTACATTGTGAAGTGAGCGAAATTAATTCTGGACAAAATTTGCATATCTCCCATCGTTCCTGAAATAGCTCTTCGCTAGCTCTAGGTTCATTAGGATTTAACATATCCCAAGGTTTGACAGACATGCTATGGGTTACGCAATATCTACAGTATTGACCAGCTTCTTCTCCATTGAGATCTGTGAAGCTTGTCCCTGGTCCATTTTTTCATTTGCTTCTTCTTCGGTTTCAGCCATTACAGCTACCTTGATTGCAATGTCATAAATAAATGCTTTGATTGTCATTTTATGCCTAATCTACTTTTGGATTCTATTAAATGTTAATAAAATTTTATTTACAGCTTTTCTGATGATTATTAAGTGTCATATGTGCAAACCCAGATCTTACTTCAATCTCCCGCCCACATTTATCACATTTTACTAATCTTGACGATGCCATTAATTTATTATATACTATCTATACATTCTAGTCAACTATATATGTTATATATGTTATATATGTTATATGTTATATGTTTTATATTTTGTATTTTTTGTATTTTCTGTATTTTCTGACCCCCCGACCCCCCTATGGAAGTATAACATTTGAAATATTCTAAGGTCAAGGGGTTGACGAAACTTTTTTTATTTGATAATATTTTGTTATGCCAGTAAACAATAAAGCAAACATAGAGAGATATACGGATCCACACCTATACTCCTTCTATGAAATTTTTATTATACATGGGGGTAATTGTCACATATGTGGTATGCAGATAGATTACTCTGCACCCCGCCAAGCTTTTGTACCTGGATGGAAGTATGGACTACAGCTAGATCATGTAATCCCTTTAACCAAAGGAGGATCTGACGAGCTTATAAACGTAAAGCCTTCTCACGGTATCTGCAACCTTACTAAAGGTAATAGAACAAATGAGCCAAAGAAACATCCTAGGTATGCACCCGTCGATACTTCGTATAGAAAAAAACTTAGGAATAAAATCTCAGTCGACTAGCATTTCATATTTCACAAAATGTTAATATATTTTTATCATGTATGATCACGAATAAATAAATGTCCGTTTTGTCTATTTAGTGCGCCCATAGGCTACTAACTTTGAGCGTGAGTGTGATGCTAATCACAAAAATAGTTTGAGAATACTTGCCAGTAACCCCCCTTTTTGTCAGTCCCCCCTGCTAGAGTTATACTATAAAGAAAATCAAGAAAGGTTCTTGATAAAGAAAGGAAAACAAAATGTTTTCACTAAGTTATAAAGTCCAATACTCGGACACCGAGTTTTCTACTTGCTTAGGTGTTCTAATGAATACCGAACAAGATGCTAATGAGTATCTTGACCTACTAGCCCTAAGAGGCACTATCTTAGAAACTAATCTAAGAGAGTTAGAAAATTACAAGCCTAGCACTCGCAAGGTTTATGCTACTACTAGAAGTTGGGAGTAATCTAATGAACGATTATCTTGATTATATGGACGAAATCTACGAGGAACTCGTAGAGGAGTTCGGACACGAAATCGAGTCCGTGTGTGACCATAATCACACTAACGCCTAACGGCGTGTCGCTATACAATGTCGGCGCTATGCGCTACAATTCCTACTATAACTACTAACGAAAGAAGAACAGATAATGACTATCACTTATACACTATGGCAAGGCTCTCAACTATTAGCCGTAAATCAAAAGGCTAACAAGCCCGAAGAAATCTTAGCCGTAATAAAAGAATTAGAAAAACTAGGTAAGGGTTTCACTTACAACATTAGAGAAGTAGAGGTAAAGTAATGATGACTAAATGGGATACTATTCAGGCAGATGTAGCAGACGCTTATGTCTATCTAGAAGAAGAAGAAGCCTATAACAAGGCACTAGCAGAGGGCTTAGATTTGCGCCTTAGCGAATACGAAGAAGAAGAAATGTCCGCACTAACATTAGATTGGGATAACTAATAATGACTATAAACGGATTTGAGTTATACATAACTAGCGACTACGGATTAGAGTTTGATAGTTTCTTAGGGGCTATCTACTTACCTTGGCACACTATCCTAATTACTACCGCCCTACTAATCGCCTATAAGATTTACAAGAGAAAGAAGAATAAGTAATGACTACTAATCGCTTACTAACTACCGCCGTCCAATTACTACTAGCGGGCGTAACTATCCCGCTACTAATCGCAGTAATCAAAGACATAAAAAATGGGGGACTAAATGAGTAAATCACAATTAGAAAAAGATTTAGAAATCAAAGAAAGTTTTATAGATTTACTAAATGACATTTATCCAACTGTAAAAATTGGTTACTCAACTTTTACACCCGCCGAAATCTTAGAGTGTTGCGATCCCGTTGCGTTTGCGATTGGTTTAGTAGAACACGAAGATTATTTAGCGGAATTAGAAAATGAATAAATAAATAACGGCGTGTCGGCTTGACAAAATCAAGCTGGCCCGCAACTACTGCGGAGTCGGGCGTGTCGTTACGACATTGTTATAAAAATCCCTGAATTCTACGGCGTGTCGATTTGACAGACAAATCGGACATTTTGATGTGATTAGTATCACACGGCTTGAGCGTCTCACTATTTGGATTTACTGGCTAGTAATGTGAAAATGTCAGTGGGTTCGTGTATAATTCCATACATAACAACAAACGAAAGAAGGTCTGCCAATGGCTACCAAACTATACACAATCGAAAGCCTACTTGTAGGGAAAAACTATCGCTCACGCAATCGCCACTTTTCTGGCGAAATTGTATCTGCCGAACACCGCCCAGAAATTTGGTATGGTGAAAAAACTGAAGCGTATCTAATCGAAATAAATGCGGGCGGTCTGCGAAATAAATTCGCAACAATCGCAGTAAAGGTTGGTGAATAATAATGGGATACATCGAAATTTTCCGAATGGACAACGAGGGTGCTGGCTGGGTAGATTTATCCGAAGCAACACCCGATGAATTATTCAACATCGAATTAGGATTATTAGAGGAAGGTGCGTTCGAATGAACTTAGACGAATTCAAACAACACGTTATCGCACAACGTGAGGCAAGCAAGGCGCAAGCCTTGTCAGTGCTATCTGCTACAATTACAAAATCAACAAACGAAAGGGAAAACCTAAATGGGTAGAATGAAAGAATTATACACTCAGATTTTAGAGTGTGATACCTGCTACGGAAATGGCTGGCTATACTACGGAGATGAAAATAATTATGATGTAGAGGCTTGCCAATGTAATCCGCTCAGTTTTTTTCAGGAGAATAAATAAATGAAAATTGCTGAAATGTGGATTTGCGATAATTGCGATACTCTCGCTATTGTGTCGGTGGCAACTGATACAATAGTAATAACACAATGTAAATGTATAACTAACGAAAGGGAAACTAATGTATAAACTAACTTGCGCCTATGATAGCAACGCCCCCCACTGGTCTGCCGAATACGAAAATGAATTTGGTGCGTGGGAAAACTTTTTCCGTTTTACCGATTGGGGTTCTGCTAATGAATACTCAACTGTAAATTTATTTACACCAACTGGCAAATGCTATACAAAACTATTTTATCGCACAGGAGAGGTCGTAGTAAAATGATGACTAGAAAAGACTACATAGCAACCGCAGAAATTCTAAAGTATGCTAGCAACAAAACTCACCCTGCTGTATTTTCTAAAATTGTAAATGATTTCGCTGAAATGTTTGCGAAAGATAATGAGCGATTTGATGTAAAACGATTTCACGAAGCGAGTGGGTATAATGTTCCTAACTTCTCTTCAAGATAAAGTAAAACGCATTCAGGAATTGCGTCGCAGTAATGCGGCGCAACCTGT